TGGACTGATCTTCATTCTTGACTGGTCTGGTTCTATGCAGCATGAGCTATTGCCAACTGTCAAACAACTTCTTAACCTCACTGCATTCTGTAAGAAAGTACAGATTCCATTTGAAGTCTATGCATTTACTAATGAGTGGATTGCAGCAAAACGTGCCATAGCAAATATAGCAGGCGAAACTCCAGAGCATGTTAGTTATGATTCTTACTATCGTAGTTGGGAAGGATTGAAAAAGAATGAGTTTTTTATTGATCCTCAATGTTTTCATTTGATGAACTTTATTTCTTCTCGTTCTAACTCTCGCAACTATGAGCGTATGTGTAAGAACTTGTATAGAGAAGCAAACTATTATGCAAATTATAATGGTTACCAAAATACAATTGGTGTTACTCTTTCAGGAACTCCTTTGAACGAAGCTATTGTTTTGCTTAACTACATTATTCCTGAATTCAAAAAACAAAATGATCTTCAGAAAGTTAATGTTTGTATCTTGACTGACGGTGAAGGATGTCAATCTGCTTATGGTAGAGAGCAGTATCTTGAACATAAAGATGAGAACATCATCCGTCCTTCTCGTATTGACTGGGGCAATTGCCTTCGTGATCGTCAGACTGGTCGTGTCTATCCTGAGTTTGAATATGACACTATCACTAACATCTTCATCCAGCAGGTTCGTGATCGTAACCCTGATGTAAATGTAATTGGTTTCCGTATTCTACAGGGCAGTCAGTTGTCTAGTTTCGTTGGACGCTATGCTGATTTTGCAAAATACACTGAAATCCAAAAGCAGTGGAAGAAAGAAAAATCGGCAATCATTCCTAATCCTGCAGCATTCTCTGCTCTGTATGCTATTAGTAGTAATTCTCTAAATCAAAATACAGAGTTGAACGTTGAGTCTGGTGCTAAGAAAAATGAGATCTCTCGTGCATTTAAAAAGATGCTTGCTAGTAAGTCCACCAACAAAAAACTACTCAATTCTTTCGTAGAGTATGTCAGTTGACAAACTGGTACACATGGGGTCGTCAGTGACCCCTCCATACCCTATACTATATTCATAGACAACAAAACACATCATGCCTTTCGCTCCTGTTCCAGTTTCAACTGAAGACCTCGTTACTTACCTTTCTGATAAAGTTGGTACTGAGGTAAACACCAAGCAATTGTTTGAAGCATCTGAGCATTTCAACTGCTCTCTCGCTACTGTTAAAAAGAGACTCAAAACTTATAAGCAAGGTATTGGTAAGTGGAACCTGACGGTTCAAGAAAAACTTGAGCAAACTTATCAAGCACCTGCAGCTATTCCTGCTCTAGAGCAAAACCTTATTCCTGATAAGGATCCTAATTTTATTCCTTTTGGTAACTTTACTGATGTAAAGAAAATTATCCAATCTAAATTGTTCTACCCTACATTCATTACTGGATTGTCAGGAAACGGTAAGACTTTCTCTGTTGAGCAAGCATGTGCTGCTCTAAATAGGGAACTGATTCGGGTAAACATTACCATTGAAACTGACGAGGACGATCTTATTGGTGGGTTCCGTCTTGTTAACGGCGAAACTGCTTGGCATAATGGTCCTGTCATCGAAGCTTTGGAACGTGGAGCTGTGTTGCTTCTAGATGAAGTTGACCTTGCGTCTAACAAAATCCTCTGCTTGCAATCTGTTCTAGAAGGCAAAGGTGTATTCCTTAAGAAGACTGGTCGTTATGTAAAACCAACATCAGGATTTAACATCATTGCTACTGCTAATACTAAGGGTAAGGGATCTGAAGACGGTAGGTTCATCGGTACTAACGTATTGAATGAAGCATTCCTTGAGAGATTTGCTTTGACTTTTGAGCAAGAGTATCCTTCTCCTGTTACTGAAACTAAAATTCTTCAGAAAGCAGCAGGTAACCTAGGTGTTCTTGATGAAGAGTTCTGTACTAACCTTGCCAACTGGGCAGACATTATCCGTAAGACTTTCAAAGACGGTGGTATTGATGAGGTAATCTCTACTCGTAGACTCGTTCACATCATTCGTGCATTTGCTATCTGGCAGAACCGTATGAAAGCTATCAAAGTTTGCGTGAACCGTTTTGATGATGAGACTAAACAGTCATTCATCGAATTGTATGATAAGATTGATGCTGACATTCAAACTGAAGAGGAGGAACAAGATGGCGATGTCTCTTTCTGATAAATTCCATGGTTACATGGGTCGTCTCGTAATTTTGCGAGGCACCCAGTGCCGTACCGCTAAAATTGTAGGTGGCAAAGGTATAGAACTCTATATGCAGGGGATTGACGGCAGCGTATTTAAATGCTACCATGATAATATTGAATATATTTGGGAACGATGAGTTTAAAATATAATGAAGAAGCTCTGTTAGCAGAGCTACGTGATTACATTACAGGAACCTATGGACAACACTATTCTGCTGGCAACGATGCCATTCAAACGTTAGACTTGATTGAAGCATGTGGAGACGCTGAGGCATTCTGCCGTTGCAACATCCTCAAGTACGCTTCACGCTATGACAAGAAAGGCACTGCCCGTCGTGATATCATTAAGATCTTACACTACGGTCTACTCCTTCTTCACTTCTCTGACAAATCAAACATTACTGAATCCTATCCTCAATGAGCAAAGTTATCCTTTCCAGAAAAACTCTAGATGTCCTTAAGAATTTTTCTACGATCAATTCGTCAATCGTATTTCGTCAAGGGAGCACAGTACGAACCATTAGCAATGCAGAAAACATTCTGGCAAAATTCACTGGCGAAGAAGTATTTCCTAGTGACTTCGCAATTTATGATCTCAGTCAGTTCCTTAGCGGTATTTCTCTGTTTAACGATCCTCAACTGGAATTCACATCTAGCGATTTTGTTTCTATCCGTGGCGGTCGTCAGTCTGCTAAGTATTATTTTTCGGATCCTGAAATTACGCTCAAGTCTGCTCCAGAAAAAAATGTAAAGTTTCCTGGTTCTGATGTAGAGTTTAATCTTTCTTCTGATGATCTTGTAGCTTTGCAAAAAGCATCTGCTGTTTACAGTTTGCCAGATCTTACTTTCTATTCTGAGAAGGAGTCTGAAGAAATCAAACTTATCCTCAGGGACAAAGAAAATGATACCAGTAATACTTACGATATCACTGTGGCAGGTTGTGCTACTGGCACCTTTAGTCTTGATCTCAAGATTGAAAACATTCGTGTTCTACCAGGTGACTATACTGTTAAGGTATCTCAGCATCTAATTTCCGAGTGGATTAATAATGATGTTGACCTTACATACTACATTGCTCTTGAACCCAATTGAACGTTACTGTTCCAATGAGAGTGTTGGGCAGTGGTCTTGTGATTATTGCTTACTTTACTATCCTTCATATCAATACAACATTTGGTGTTGCATTACAACTAGTGGGTGATAGTATTTCAATTCCTTACTTCGTAAGGACAAAATCTTGGGATGTAGTTATTATGATTACATTCCTCCTAGTGATTTCTATATCACATTTGCTATGAACATATTTGTAACAGACCCTGATCCCACTATCTCAGCACAGTGCTTGCCTGACAAACACGTTGTCAAGATGCCATTAGAAACATGTCAAATGCTTTCTATTGTTTGCTCTGAAGAGTGGGGTCATAGCTACGGTAAAATACATCGTAACGATGGTCAACCATACAAGACAGAGAAAGGTGCATTCCGTAATCATCCTTGCACTATCTGGGCAAATGATTCTCTAGCAAATGCATGGTGGTTACTTACACATGGTCTTTCTCTATGTGCTGAGTACACACACAGATACGGTAAAGTTCATTCTTGTTCTAAACCACTACTAGAGATAACACATCTCTTACCATCAGCAGACAATACTATGCATACACCTTTTGTCTTTGCAGGTCCTGATGAATTCAAGTATGATACTGTTGACATCTACAGCAAGTACAAAATGTATATTGCATCTAAACCTTGGGTAGCTACCAACTATCTTCGTGCTCCAGAACGTAAACCTGATTGGATTTGATTGTGACTATTGATTATGACAGGCAAGTTGATGTACCATATGAGATTCTTGAGTATTGCGATTCCTTTACTCTAGATGCACAGCGTAACGATTTACGCTATATTGATTGTGTTTACATGAACATGGGTGAGTATGGGAATGACTTAGAACAACTCAAAGAAATGAGACAACGCATCCTTCCTATTTTTGAATAATTTATTATGAGCAAAGAGTTTTTGTGGGTGGAGAAATACCGCCCAAACATTGTTGAAGATTGTATCCTTCCTGCTAACACCAAAGAAGTGTTTCAGGGTTTCGTCAATCAAGGAGAGCTTCCTAACCTGCTGTTGAATGGCACTGCTGGCGTGGGCAAGACAACCATTGCTAAGGCGCTGTGTGAAGAGATTGGTGCTTCTTACATCGTGATCAATGGATCTGATGAGGGACGCTTCCTAGACACTGTGAGGAACAGAGTCCGTCAGTTTGCTACTACTGTCTCTCTGACCTCTGGAGCGTCTCATAAGGTCGTTATCATCGATGAGGCAGACAACACAACTAACGATGTTCAGTTGTCCTTGAGGACCGCTGTAGAGGAGTTTCATGGAAACTGTCGTTTCATCTTCACATGCAACTTCATTAACAAGATTATTGAACCGTTGCATTCTCGATGCACTGTTGTTGATTTTAGAATCAAACCTGAACAAGCAGTAGCTTTGCAGGGTCAGTTCTTTACCCGTTTGAAAACTATTCTTACTAACGAGAATGTAGAGTATGAAGACAAAGTTCTCGCTAAAATTACTAAGCGTTATTATCCTGACTGGAGGCGTCTTATTAATGAGTGCCAACGCTATGCCGCTACTGGTGCTATTACGTCTGCTATTCTTGTGGATGTTGCTGATGTCAATCTTGACACTTTACTTTCGTCCTTGAAGAAGAAAAAGTTTACTGATGTTAAGAATTGGGTTGTTCAGAATATGGACAACGATCCTACAATGGTGATGCGTAAAGTTTACGATAGCTTGTATGTTGTATTGAAACCTGCTTCTATTCCTGAAGCAGTCCTTATCATCGCCAAATACATGAACAGTATTCCTATTGTTCCTGATCAAGAGATCAACCTGCTAGCATGTTTAACAGAGATCATGATGGGTTGTGAATTCAAATGACACTACTCAAATTTATTGAAAAAGAACCTAAACAATTAATGATGGAGGAAATGATTGAAAGACTTGAAAACGAATCAGCAAGACACTGGGCATACATCCAAAGTCAAAACAACACCAGAAAATGTTCAGGAAGCAAATGAAGCATTGTTTCATGCTACAATGAACCTACCCCACGCTGCTGCTCATTGTGGAATGACAGAGCGTGAAATGAAAATGATCTTTCGCGAATACCTTAAATACCATGCCCCAGACATTGAAGTCATTGAAGACACCCCTCAGGTATCCAGGCGGGAAGAGTCGTGCCCTGAGTAAACTCTTTCAGTACATTCCTAACCTGAAAGATTACACTGAGTATCGTGAACCATTTGTTGGTGGTGGATCTGTAGCATTAGAAATTGGCAAAAGGTATCCACACCTAAACATCTGGGTAAACGATTTGTATGGACCACTCTATAACTTTTGGCGAGTGCTTCAAGATCAAGGACAAGAACTTCGTGACCAGTTAGTCCAACTCAAGAATCGTCACCCAGAACCAGTATCAGCAAAACTATTATTTCTAGAAGCTAAGGAGAAACTAAACGATGATTCAACATCCAACCTATCTGCTGCTGTGTGTTTTTATATTGTTAATAAGTGCTCTTTCTCTGGTCTCACTGAATCCAGTTCCTTCAGCAAGCAAGCGTCAGATAGCAATTTCTCGATGCGAGGCATTGATAAACTCCCTGAATATTCAGGAATGATTTCTAAGTGGGAGATCACTAACCTCAGTTACGAACAACTTCTTACTGATGATAAGAATGCTTTCACTTATCTAGATCCTCCTTATGAGATTGGTTCTAATCTCTATGGTAAGAAAGGTAATATGCATAGTGGTTTTAACCATGATCATTTTGCTGTCAAGTGTGATCGATTTATTGGTCCACAACTTGTGTCTTATAATTCATCACAACTTATCAGAGATCGTTTCGATGAGTGGACAGCTGCTGAATTTGCACACACTTACACCATGAGGAGCGTGGGGAGTTATAATACAGATCAAGCAGCTCGTAAGGAACTAGTCCTTTTTAATTATGAAGTGTGAAGTCACCCTATACAAAGCAGGCACCGTCTTCAAGGAAGAGGTGATCGCTGTTGATTATCAAGATGCTCGCAAGGTCGCTCTTGCTCGTAATCCTGGTTGTACTGTAGTGGGCGTCACTGCAACATTTAAATGATCTATGAAAGAACTTTGGAAGATCTGGAAATACTCCTTAGGATCATTCAATGATAATAAAACTAAGAGATATGATAATATCATATGCACCATTAGAACTATCATTTTTACTCAGTTATTAATTACTAACTGTTTTATCATCGCTGGAAACGTAAGACACTGGAACGACAATGTACCAACTGAAAGACTATCTCTACTCAATCAACCAATCCAAAAAGAATATTCTTGATGACGATATAGATGCTGAGAGAAAGTATCCCCCATATATTGTTAACAGATGTCTGTCTTCTTTTACTGATACTATTCTTTATGTCAATGAACTGAATAAGAATCCTCATCTACCAAAGAAGTTACAGTATGATTTTTTACTAAATAGTGTGAAACCTAGGAAACGTTTTTCTCCTTGGGCACGAAAAGATTCTATTGACTATCTTGAGTTAGTAAAAGAGTATTATGGTTATAATGACGATAAAGCTCTACAAGCTCTTAGAATTCTCACCAAGGATCAATTAAATCATATTACAAAAGCATTGAGTAAAGGTGGTAAACATGAGCGGTGAAATTGAGATTCAATGGAGACAAACCGATATGGTTGAAGTCGTCCTAAATGAACCAGATGATTTTTTAAAAGTGAGAGAAACATTAACAAGGATTGGTGTTGCATCACGTAAAGAAAAAAAGATTTATCAATCCTGCCACATTCTCCATAAGCAAGGAAGATATTTTATTGTACACTTCAAAGAGTTGTTTGCCCTTGATGGCAAGAACACAAATTTTTCTTTGAATGATGCACAACGTCGTAACCGTATCGTTCAACTTTTAGTTGACTGGGGACTGGTTAATATTAATACAGAGAGTCAGGAAAAAATTGCTGACCTAGCACCACTCAATCAAATTAAAGTTCTCTCCTTTAAGGAGAAAGGTGAATGGACGCTTGAGTCCAAATATAATATCGGTCGTAA